CGCCTTCCCGCTCGCGTCCACGGTCAGATAGTCACCTAAACTTGCCCGCGCCTGGTTGGTGAGCCGTATCAACACCTCATCAGCCGTCGCGCCCATTTCTTTCAGGCGCTCATTCACCAGCGCGGCGATCTCCGGGTTCCACAAAAGCCGATAGCCTGTCTTCTCCGGCGATTTGTACCCGACTTTTGTCGCTGCGTCGCGGGCATTCCAACTGACAAGGTAATATTCTACAAATGCCCTCTGCTTAGGTGTCAGTGACATATCCTACTACTCTCTTGTCCATACTGCCCTCGTCATTTCCAGCATGCGCGAAAGCGTCCATAAACACTCACGCCCGCCAATGAAGTCGGTATACATCCTCACTCCGCCGCCTTTGGCTTGCGCGTTGTCGTCTTCGGCGCTGGCTTGCCATTCGCCTTGACTTCGTTTATGAGCGCCTTTGCCTGCGCGTCATGCTCGTGGAAGCTCTGATAGAACTGCTGACTACCCGCGCGCATTTCGCGCACCTCAGCCACCAGCCCCTGGGTAACGTGCGTAAGGTCTATCAAACTCTGCTTGACCTCACCCATACAAGCATTGTTTTCCTGCCGTTGTTCCCGGCTGAACTGCCGCCACTTTTCCTCGATTTCAGCAATGAACCGCTGCCATTTGTCATTCTGTTTCGTAAACCACGCCAGTAGCGCGCCTACAAATACAATAAAAAGGGAAACAAATACTGCCTGTTCCCAGGCCGTGAACGGCACCGTCTCCATAGGCTTAACCCACACGTGGGTTCGCGGCATTTCGTACCGCGTTATACACTCCGCTCGCAGTAATGCCCAGCGCCAGCCCGTAAATCGCAGCGCTGAACCATCCCGCAAAACCAGCCGGCACACCAAGGCTGAGTTGATATAACACGCCAATGACCAGACCAATGCCCATACTGAGCCCGGTCAGCAGCTTGCCCGACGCCCCAAAGGCTTTCGTCAGTTCCACCAGCCCCATGACCACGAAAATCAGCGGCACCCCAGATACAATCTCATTCCATTCCATTTTCACGCCTCCATAGCAGTTAATCAAAAAACCCGGAACGTACCGCCATTTCATGCGATTTGTCCCGGGTGGAAAACTCCGGTATTCCTATTCAATTACTTACTTCTCATTATAGCACAAGTGTACCAAAATCTTTCAAAGATTATTTCCTTTCACGCGCTTCCAGAACCCGTTTTATCAACCTGCGCAATTTTATATCCGGAACAACCCAATAAAGCGGCTCACCGCACTGCTTGCAATGCGCATCCATCCGGTGAACAATCACATTCCCGCATTCCAGGAAGACAACCCCGTCAATCGCAAACTCCCGTCCAATCCCTTGACCGCACTTCGGGCACGTAACAACATCGCCGCATTCGTACAGTCGCGCCGCTGGTTCGCTCATCATCCAATTTCCTCACTCCGCATGTCCCAAAGTTTCCAGCCACGCCGCTCACATTCCGCATCCGCAATCAGCCGACAGCCCGTAAGGCTCGGACCCTCGACAATGAACGACTCTTGAGTGATGTCATTGATGACCCGATACTTATACGCATCCTTTCTCTGTAAAGCTTCCCAAACCATCTCTCTAATTGTTGTATCCATCATCCACCTCCCAATATCCTCAACGCATCCGTGTTGCTCAGATTGTTCAACCTGGCAAACAAATTCACAACATCCAGCGGCTTCGCCGTGCAGCCCGAAAAACATCCACATAACTGCCGCTCAGTATCCACCCAGAACGACGGGTTGTTATCCTCGTGGAATGGACATAAAGTCAGTCCCCAGTGCTCACCCGTAAACAAAATCTCGCCCAGATAATCCTCGATCCTGTGCGCCTTCTTCACCTCTTCGATATTCACGCCAATTTTCATATCCAAAACCTGGGCGGGCGTACGGTCAACGACCTCCCAATTCACTTTTCGCACAGGCGCCGCTGCTCTCTCCGCCAATCTCAGCGTCTCTTCCGGGAATAACTCAGTAAGAGAATGCCAGGTCGGGAAACTGCCCGCCTGGTATTCCGTATAAATGGCACCGCTGGGGTGCACAGACCCTGGCAGTGTCACCAGCCCGCCGCGCCCCTTGATGTCAATCTTCCCGAAGTGTAAATTCCGCATATCCCCAACGCAGCGCGTATACACATGCAGCCCCCGTGCAGTACGCACTTTATACGCATTGTGCAGAATAATTTTCGCCGTCCCGCTGCCCTCAACAGCTGCCCATTGGGACCAACGTACATATTCGCTAACATCGTCAAAATCGATGACGACAAGGTTATTTGTACCTGTTACCACCGCGCCATTACAAGGTATCCGAAACCATCTTGTCAGTTCGTCCTCAGTAGGCAGCTGTGTTTTGTATAAGGTCCATTTGATTTTTGGCACCTTGCTCCCCAGATGACACGGGATAACAGAGAAGCCGTGATGCACAAACCAGAAAACTGTGGACAGATCAATGCCCGGGCGCGTTTCGGTGGCTAACATGGTGAAATAGCTCCAAAAGGGTGGATTGGGTGGATTTGAAAGGCTGTTTTCATTAACTTTCTAAAATCATTTACATTTACATTTTTGTATAAGGTTAGGGGAAAGAAACGGTGCATATTAACGCTTAATACACCACTATAAAATAGAAACTTAATGGAAACGGCTCTTATAATCCACCCAATCCACCCAATTTCACTGTTTTTGCTGTTTTTAATGCTCATTAAAAAGATCCTTGTATAAGGTTTAAGCGTGGTCAAAAAGATATTGCGTCTGTCCGTGAAGTATTCTGGTATCCATTCCAAACCGACTCTCCAAAACACTTTTCACATTATTCAAACGTCTTGAAAATGCCTTCACAGACCTTGGCCAATCGCTATCGGGCTTGTTAGAGCCAAACAATAATGACTGCGCTTCGGTATAAAGCTCACGCGCGGTCACCCAACGGTCAATGTTTTTGACCAGCTGCAGACCAGATACGCTGCTGTCATTCAGCCAGGTATCCACCGCTTCGATAACGATTTCACCATCCGCGAGGAAGTTGGTTTGCGCGAGTTTGAGGTCTGTAACGATTTCGTCCCAAAGGTCAATTTTGTCAGCTTGCGTGCTCATCAGCCGCCCCAATGCTTCCCAGTCAGCCATACGGAGGGAAGATATTGCGGGCAGTGTGCTATCTTGTAACTCTTTGACGACCGCGTTCAGGCTTGTAAGGATATCGCCCCACCAGGCGTTGCGCAGTTCATCTATCTCAGTAAGGAACAGCGACTCCCGCCGCCGGTCGTCATCATCCACGCGGTTGAGGGGCAAAATCAGCAGGCGGTCTGCCAGGTCGTCGCGTCGCAAAGTGTCCGGCGTACGTGCGGTCACCGCGATCCAGCAGCGGTATTTGAGAATGCCGAGTTCTTTGGATGTGTAGAGTTTTCGATATTCATCCATCGCGCCGGTCGAAATTCGCGCCAGTTTATCCTGCAGCCACGGTTCCATCGTATCCAGATTATCCATCGCGTATAGGTGATAGTGGCTCGCTGTTACTGAGAAATCATCTGGTTTTGTCGGCACGCCGCTCACCTGCGCCCATTGACCAAAGAGCAAGCGTAGGATGAGCCGGAGAGCCATACTTTTGCCGCTGCCCTTTTCCCCCAACAGCACCATCATGGGTTTGGTCGGGCAAAGCTCATTGAAAAAGAGACTTTGCGTCCATACCTGGTACGCCCAGGCGTGTTTGGCTTTATTCCAGTTTGGAATGTCCGCCACCAGCGATAGAGCGTTTTCCGCGGCGTTGAAGTCGGGCTCGTACGGCTCCCAGATGTGCAGGTCGTCAAAAATAATCGGACCTTCGCCGTTGTTCATCAGGGTGATGCGGTCGCCATCCAGGCAAAAGACCTTGCCGTCGAAGCGGCTTATCCAAAGGATTTTCGTGTCATTGTCATAATATGCAAGGCGCACCACGTTTTTGATTTCGCTGTTCAGGATCGCCGCGGTCTTACACGCATTACTCAGGATAGAAAAGCTGGTCGAGGCTGGATTTACCCCCGTCAGTTCATGCAGCCAGGCATGCCAGCGTTCGGTGTCCAGTTCAAAGAGTCTGTGCTTATCTTTCCAGAGGTAATAAAGCTCTCCCTCAGGCGTGCGGATGAATTTTCCGTTCTCATCCAGCCAGGTCAGCAGCAGCGATTCCGCGTTGGAAAGCCGTATTCCCGCCGATACTCCTTTGACCGGTGTGAGGATATCTTCCAGCGCGTCCTGCAATTTCGGGTCCGGCGGGTTGATGAGCGGATTGCCAAGGCGTTTCGCGCGGGCAGCCGAAAATCTTGCGCCCAGCTTTAGTCGTTGGTAGTTCGTTCCCAACTTCGCCGCCATGGTGGTAATCAGCCCGCTCACAGCCAGGCTCAGACCCGGCGGCAGGTGGACCATAACTTCCGAGATTGCTTCCCGGACTGGTCTGCTGTTTATGACCATTTCAAGCCAAATTTCCCGCCATGGGGAGCACTTCAGAGCCGCGCCGCTGGGGGGTTGGTCTAGCTGGAAAGACATCGCAATAATTTCCAGCTCCTCATTCCAGATATCCCCGTCCAGCGCGCCATACTCAGCCAGCAGCTCAGCTTGATCTACGGCTGGTATTTTCAATTTGTCTAATACTGTGTCCAGTTGCACAGTTTAGCCCTTCAGTAAAAGTGTTTCAATGGACGCCGCCAGCTCTTTTGCGCGGTCAGCAGTTAGCGTTTGTCCGCCGGTCGCGCTTGCCAGCTTACTGAGAAAGTCTCTGCCAGCCGGGCGGTCTTCCGGACCGACGTAAATGGTGGATATTTTGTTCATGTATGTTCTCGCTATGGCGGTTGCGGCTTCTCTGTCATCGGGTTCACCATCAGAAATGACAATGATGCTAATTCCGGGCAAATCCGCTAACTTGGCAAATCTTAGCGCCGCCGACAGATTCGTTGAGTTTCCAATCAAAATCGGCACACCTCCCGGGCAAAACTCCGTGCGGTCCGAAAATGCGATAACCGCGACCTTCCCCGGGCGCGCCCGTTGGATTGCTGCCAGTTCTTCACATGCGACCGCGTAGCGGGTTTTCCCGCCGCGTGAGTCCTGGGTAAGCATGGAACCGGAAACATCAACGATGGTTACAATTTCAGCGGAAGAAAATATTTCCGCGATGGACTTCCCGGTGCTAACCGCGATATCTTGGATGGAGCCTTTGACAATTGCAGTTTCTTGCATTTTTTCCTCCTTACTGAGTAAAAAACTAAGCGGCCTGCCGCCTGTTCCACAATTCCACCGCGGGCGTTGGGTCGACATACTTGCAAGGCACACTGAGGGTAGACAGTCCGCATTTTACGCAAAACACGCGCACCCAGGTTCCGTATACCTCAAACTGCACTTTGGCGATGCCACCGCAGCAGGGGCAGGGTTTCAATTCTTCGCTCATCACTTC